CTGTAAACAAATCCAAATATGACTTATTGTGCTGGGTTTGTTTTCCGTTGACGTACATGACAAAGGTCTGCATGTCATCCGCCGCGCTGGCATGGTTCCCGTCGGTGGCAATCCCCCAGAGAATCTCTGGCATCCCAGACCCCTCAACTATTTTCTTGAACTTTCTTTTCAAAGCTACCTCATAGGCCTGATAGGCATTTTCCGGGAAGATAAATTCTGTCTTTTCGTCATCCATCTGATTCATAATAAAATCAGTAGTTGCAACATTTAATTCTGATATATCAGCAAGGCCGTTATTTTTTAGCCATTCTTCTACACTGCTCCCGAAATGCTGAACCATTTTTATCTTAAACTTTGCCAGCATTGAAGACTGCATAAAATCAATATCATGGTAGTCTTTCATATCGGCAAGAATCCTCTCATAATCAGAATATCCCCGGTGCCCCTCCCCGTCTTTATTATTGGCAAATGGTATCGGTAATATCCCTACCGGATTTATGGACGCCTCATTATCAGTTCCATCAGGTACCTGCCCGTCCCATGTTACAATTATTTTTTCCCGTGTGAAATTGCGCTTTCTCCGGACCGTTACGGTTTCATTATTTCCGGTAACAATCATGATTTCTTCATCAGTAATTATCTCGACTATTTCCCGGGTGTGGATATCAACAATAACGTCAGAAACCGATTCGTCCGGGATGAACTCCCAAAGCAGCTGCATTTTCCGGGAATCATATTTAGGCCATATCCAAATAGTCCCCTCCCTGTGGGACTGGGTATGGATGTTTGACATTTTGGTAGAAAACTCGGCAACCATGGCATTGATAAATTCCTGTGCTTCCTCATCTTCGGTTATCGGGGTAGGAATGCCCATAAAATCTACCACAGTCGCGATGGGCTTGAAAGCCATACTGCCGGCAAGTTTCATCCCGGGAAAAGAGTTGTGGTAGAGTCCCTGGGTTAGCTCTGCATTGGCAACCGGGTACTCCCTATAATCAATTTGTGCCGGTCTGGCCGGCTGCTTTTTAGTAGGGTTGGTTATCTGTGATTTATTTTTCCCCCATGTGAATGTGGAGCCGTTAGCAAAGGAAAAGCTTATCTGCATAAATTACCTCACTTTTTATGGGAGCTGTTGTAGGCTTCCATGGCCTCCAGGAACTCCGGATTATATCCAGCATCCTGGGCCGCTTTGATTATTGCAGGCACATCCTTATTAAGACATTTACTATCGTAAAATGGAGCTTTCTTGAATACCAGAGTATGAGACCGGTTTACTCTCGGGTCCTGCAACCACAGTTCTCTCCATTCCCGATAATCTACACCAAAACACTCACAGAGCCGCGCAAACTCATTGCAAAACGTTACTTTATTTGCAAGGTAGGCATTCTCTCCGTATTTTACCAGTTCAGCAGTGATGGAATCGGTCTGGAATATTTTCAAATCTCCCGTGAATTTCTCTTCGTACGCCGCGGCTACAATACCGGTTAAATTTCTGGACCCTCCCAGGATTACAAAATTATAGTCAACATCGTTTGCATGGCGGGTTTCCCCGTAATATTCGGGAGAAAATACAACCCGATTGCAAATTAAGTCGGCTATTTTGTAAGTTGTCCCGGGGGGAATGGTTGATTTGATGCAAAAAACCTTCACGTTGTCCCGAAAGTACTTTACGACTTCCCGGACTTTTGAGGTGTCGCAGCTCCCGTCTTCCTTTTTATCTGTAGGAACACATATAAATGCTATATCATACTGTCTTAACAATACATCTTCTATTCCTATTCCTATTCCTCTTTTATGTTTATCATACATCACAGATTCAGGAAATATTTTCTGAATATTCTTGCCTACTACCCCATTCCCGATTATTAGTATTTGCATTATTTCACCTTTACAAACCAGGTGTGATCCCCGTCTGTTTCTATACCATCAGGGAACATTTCATCAACTGCCGTTTGTACCCCCGGGAACCTCGGTAGATTTTTATAATCATGGCCTCCAATCCACCCGCCCGGCTTTACTTTCGGGAGCCACATAGTAATATCTTCTTTGACTGCATGGTAGGTGTGTTCCCCGTCGATAAACACATAATCAAGGCTTTTATCTTCAAATTGTTTAACAGCATCCTTGCTTTTTTTCCTGATAATAATGGCCCGTTTTCCGTATTGTGCTACTTCGGTTCTGACATAATCACAACATTCATCAAAATCAGCCTGGCTCTTTAAAGCAGTCTGATCCCCGCTCTTAACATACGGGCTGTTTTTACCCTGCTGTTTCCAGGGATCAATCATAATATGAAAGATATTTTCCCGGGCTGCAAGTAGCCGCTTTCCGGTGTCGCCTCGCCATACCCCTACCTCTGCACCGATGTAATTAGCATCCAGCGGGATCCGCTTTAATATCGCTTCCCACCGGCGGGCCCGGTTAGGGTCCACAATTTTTTTCACTTTTACAATGGCAGGCTTTTTTAATCCCTTTTTAAGCCCATGCTTTTTTGCTGCTGCCCCTGTATATGTCATTCCTCTTTGCATCATAGCCATTCTACTCTCCAGTCAGCAAGTCCGCCTTTACGGTAGACCAACCGTTGATTTATTTTCGTATACCCGCCACGGTCATTTCTGCTTCCGAATCCGAGTATATCTTCTCCGTGTAGCCGTATCCCGATAGTCTTCTTCTCTTCCAAGGTCGACCGCTGCATAAACCGGGTGTGAACACACCTCAAAGGACTATCTTCCCAGGTGTCCAGTATTGCCCGGACCTTCTTCCCTCTGGATACCATAGGCCTGCAAAGAAATAGAATGTGCTCCCCGTCGCTTTGCCACTGCGATATATTACTCATATTGTATAATTTTGTTGGTGTGTGGGCAGGAGGCCCGTGGTAACCTGTCACAAGTCCGAATTCATCGATATTGACCGCGTGGATATATTGGCCTTGTATTTGGTAGGCATCCTCATAAAGCGGGCTGTCCAGATCCTTTTTAAGTCTGGCCAATCCTACGGGGTCATAAATTTCGTCACCGTCTACCCCAAAAAGCCAGGTATTTGTATTTACATATTTTTCAATATATTGATGTGTTTTAGTAAGATCTGTCTGGACCACCACTTCAGCGCCGGCGGCCCGTGCTATTTTAACGGTTCCGTCCGTGCTTCCATTGTCGATGACGAGTATATGGTCTGCAAACTTTTTTACCCCGTTCAGGGATTTCTGCAACCAAATATCCTCGTTTTTCAACATCATTACAACAACAATCGGTTTCATATAAAAAATCATACCACTTTTTGACAATGGGTGCAAGTGTGGCCGGTCCAGAGTTTTTTACTATCACTTTCCGGAGCTGCCCCTTGCAATGTACAAATACCGTGCTATCATCAATATTTTCCCAGTCGCCATCTACCGCGTTCCAAGGTTGTGTTTTGTACTCATGTATTCCAGCCTTAAGCCACGATTCTTCCAGCATATATCCCATGGCTGATTGATTCATCCCTGTGTATTTTTTATTCCACCGGTCATGGAACTGTACATTAGTATACATCTGTCTGTTAACTATCTCATACAACTGGAACCAATCCCGGGCCTGCTGGGTATTACTGACCATCATTACCCCACCGTTAATAGTTGGGCCACCTGGGCGGAGCTTGGTCCGCATGGTGTAGGCTATGTCAAAGCTGTCATCAAAGGCGTGATACCCGGGGCCTGTGCACATCATATCCGCGTCTATTATTAATAGATCATCATCTGCTGTTTGCACATATTTGTTTATTGCGGATAGTTTGAGAGTATTAGCTGTATAACCGACAGGCCTATCAGATTTAATGTTGCTTTCTACAATGCGCCCATAAATAGTGTGAAATTCAACATCCGGCATAAAGTGCTTACAGCTCTCCTGAAGTACAGCATGGAGCTTTTTATATTGATATGGGTAGTTTGGGTATTCAAAAAGGGTAGTTACTATTTTCATATAATGTAAACCCAAATATAGCTAAAAATTAAACCTATAATCAATATTATGATTGCAAAAACTAATGCTTTTACGAATATCTTTATTTTTTCCAGTAATGTTGTCATCTTCCTAATCTCCTTGTATATGCCCCGTTTGGATAGATTGCTTTCTTCACTTTCGGGGCCGGTTTGATGTGACCTCTTTTTACTATTGAGTTTTCAATACCATACCATTCCTGCATGATCATTTTTAGGTGACCAGCCGGTTCAGTATTCATTATGATAGCATTCCGTAACTCTGACTTGATGTGGACAAAAACAGTTCTACCGGTAATCCTTCCCCAGTCTGTGCCAATCGCGTTCCAGTCCAGAGTCCAGAGCTGCAATATATCTTCAATCATCCTGTTTTCAATCATGCATCCCATGGCAGCCTGGTTCATCCCGAGGTATTTGGGAGCATACCGTTGATGGAGCCCCGGGTCATCATACATTTTTGCATTGACATTAACCCAGGTGCTCATTATCTGCCTGGCCCGGGCAGTTGGCTTAACAAACACCACTCCGGCATTAAGCGGAGGGCCTGCCCTGGATCCCGTAAAGGTGATTGCCATGTCAAACTTCTCCTGGAAGATGTGCTGTGCAGGCTGTAAACAGAGCATGTCACAATCGATCAGGAGAGTGTCTTCAGTGGCTTCCTGGATGTAATCGTTCCATATCCCCAACTTGACGGTATTGTACGTCATACAAGCCGATTTCCCGGGTACCTGCTTTGGAGCCTTGATAATCTTTTCTACCAGCTCTACCCCTGGCATGTGGAGCCTGACTGATTCCCGGAATACGTTTAGTAACCGGGTCCAGGTACCGGACTTGTCCACATCAAATTGTACTGTAAATATTTTCATAATCATTCCCCTTAATATTTGCTTTCATCTGTGTTTCTATATAATATTTGCGGAATATTAATAGGAGTTTCTACACCAATTGGTAATAATTTCCCAGGATGGGTTTCAGTATATTTTTTATTGTAGTCCTTGGGAGACATATACCCCTCTTCATTTAAAATAAAAACACCGATTATTTCTATACAACACACATTGCCATTACACGCAACGGCTCTACCTATAGCCTTTCTTTTATTTCCTGATAATTTAAAGTAAATACCTCCTATTATTATATCATTTCCTAAAGCATCTTTCATAATCATTCTCCTTTACTCATAAATCAATTGCTGATATTCATCTGTAGTAAATAAATCCCGGTTAGTAGCTACATAGTTTTGATACCGGTCTTCCTGGGCTTGCCAGTACTCCTTGTCATTTTCGCACCCTTCAAAGTAAAAGCCCATATCTTCACAGGCTATTCTCATATATCCGCTACCTACATGGGTATCAAGTATCTTGTCTCCTGGTGTAGCGTAGTGCTCTAAAATCCATTTTGCAAGTTTTACCGGTTTTTGACATTCATGAATTATATCCTCAATCCTCTTTCTGTAAAATCCGCTTGCCCATGGGATTACTATTACATTTGCAGCGATATTAAAAGATGTCCATGCCATTTCACACCGTGACACTTTTGACTTAAATGGGTCGCTCATTCTTTTATCCCATACAACCCACGAATTAGTTGGGGGTAAATATTTGGTAAAGTAATTTCCGCCCCATATAAATTGATTTTTTGATACTCTGAAAAGCTGCTTAAAATAAGCCTCGCTTGGTATTGTATCGTTCCAATCAATCTTTCTTTTTTTATATTCTTTTTTGTAGTGAAGGAAATCCCCTATTCCATATTCAGGATCTACCGGCGCCAAGTCAAAAGCGTTGTCAGGCAAATTGGCCATAAATTCCATATTATCGATAAAATGAACTTTATTTGTCATATATTAGCCTCTGGTATTCGTCTTTCTCAAATAGTTCCGGCCCTTTCTTGATGTGGTCCCGGTACCGGTCTTCCTGATCTTGCCAGTAATCAGGGTCAAGCTCACACCCAGTGAAGTCAAAGCCCATATCATGACAGGCTATCCGGATTGAACCGCTTCCGACGTGACTATCAAATATTTTGTCCCCCGGGTTGGCATAGTTTTTTAATTGCCATTTATATATGACTACCGGTTTTTGTGTAGGGTGGATACGTTTCTCGTTTTTCTTTTTATTGCCTTGCTGAATATGCCCTTCTGTAACTGATTTCCCCTGCAGCATACCATTCCACATATATCTAAATATAACAGAAGGTCGATCAAAAGAAGTTAAGGCGAGTTCGCAATCGTTAAAAGTCGAAGAATAGTTAACTTTGTCCCAAACAATCCATCCAATGGGGTGTTCTTTAAGAAAAGTGCTAAATTGGTCTCTTTGTGGGGATTTAAAAGGTTCTCCTACAAGTGGGGCGAAATAGTTTGCTCCCCAGATTATTTGATTCCTGGATTTTTCTTTCAGTAAATCAAAGTATTCTTTCCGGGGAACTTTCCATGCTGTTACCGGCTTATATAGCCTTTTTACTCCAACGGGTGATATCTTATTACCAAAGTACTTTCGTTTTTCCGGCCCTGAAAAATAAGGCGGATCAACTGGCGCCAGATCAAAAGCATTATCCGGTATCCGTGCCATGAATTCCATATTGTCTATCAGGTGTACTTTGTTGGTCATTATTCCTTACCTATTCTTTTATTCTCATCGTTTAATTCCTTTATTAATAAATTATATTCCTCTACCCACTTTACAGGAATTAACATATCAGCCAAAATATACCTATTCATAGCATTTAAAATATCAGTCTGTCTTTTATCTATCCAAATTAATCGGGGAAGTAATCCTAATGGTGGCTTTTTTTTATCACCCACAATCACTCCTTCCCTATAAACAGCGGGGATATATAATCTTTGATATCCGCGTATTCTTTCCCCAGCTCCAGCAGCGGTTTTATAAGCCCCTCGATTATGTTAACCCGTTTAAGTTGGTCGGCAGTAAGGGTGTCCCTGAAACCTTCCTGCTTGCTGTACTTGATATCAGCTAACTTATAAACCATTTTTGTGTAGAGGGAATAGGCGTGGCCGTGTGTCCGTTCATTTTCCCCGGATTCCTGGATAGCACCGGTAAATGTCTTCCGTATTTTCTTTAATGCTTCTCTTTCAACACTTGTTTCTTTGGCTATCTGCTCACATTTTATAAAATATTTACGGACCTTCCTGCCATTCTCCGTGGGGGCAATCATTGCCAGCTCTTTAGCCATTTCTATGGTAACGGCATAATCAACCTTCGGACGGCCCCCGGTACTTTTAATCATAAATGACTGAAAGTCTTTTTCTTCTTTAAAGCCATACCGTGTAATTACCCTGGAAATCCAGTGATTAAAAGCCGTTTTCTTTTTCTTTCCCTCGAATACAAAAGCATATACATCTCTGGCGTTTACTGAATTGTTGCTATAATCAATTTTTATTAAGTCCATTTTCTCTCCTTTCAGTCATTATATCACATCTAATAACTAAATATCAAGTCATTCCATACTTTTAGTCAAAAAAGGCTAAAAGTATAATTAACTATACAATAACCCATTATATTTTTACTACTTTTTTAGTAAAAACATCTAATCGGTATTCTTACCTAACCCGCAATCTATAAGTACTCCAGATACAATGATAACCGGTCTCATCAATGGGATAGACACAAAATATAAAAGAAGGTACCACCAATTTTCCGTTATCATTATTACAATAGGGGGGCCCATTATACCGGCAAAACTGCCTATTATTGCGATCAATAACCCGAACAGGGCTATAAAAATCTTTACCATTCCTATCATGATTTCAATCTCCTTTTCTATCAATAATATATTGTATTCCATGCCTTATTAATATTATTGATATCCAGGTAGCTTCCACCAGCACATATCCTGCTCCGAGTACTACCGCCAATAAACATAAACAGAATACTACTAACATAATTATATCTTTCATGCTCTTTTTCTCCTTTTTCGCATAGCTTCCCGGGCTTTGTCGCTTACCTTCATACCCCCCATAAGCTGCTGGTAACCGGCTGACATATTATCTACCTGATCATCGTGGTGTTTCCCCAGACCATCGAACTTGATAACCTCGTTTAACCATGCGTCGTTCCAGTCCCCCAGAGCGATATGGACATGCCCCGGGCAGGCGAATATAGGTTCAAGGGGGGTTGCCCGAATCATCTTATCCCCTTTTACCTGGATTTTTGTCCATGATATTTCCGGGAGTGTTTTTCTGATATAGTGATAAGCGTCTTTAGAATCAAGAGTATGCTCAATCGCCTGGTGGACAAAATGACCATCCATTTTAGCAATTACCCTCATGAAACTATCCCGCTCCGTGGCCCCCTTCCGGCATCTTTTTACATCCCGAATATATAAATGCGGTACCGGGCTTCCTGGTTCTTTCCGGAAGGCCAAAAGTGTCCCGCTGGTAAAGTCGGGGTCATCTTTCTGTCGTTCTTTTGCTGTATGTGCAAGATCCCATATTCTCCACCACCGGCAATCCGTAAGTGATGGAAAATCAAATATAATATCATCATGTACTATTACCCCGTCAGTGCTCAATATCCCGCCGGTCCGGGGATGGGCATCACAGTCCAGTAGGGCCGCTGCACTATACGGGCCAAGGGTAGCATATTGCGCCAGGTACCATTGTTTTGGGAACCGCTCTAAAAAGAGGAATTCCCCTGGATATTCCCCGGGGCCGGTGTAGTCGCCCGCGCGGGCCGGGAAGGTCATCCGTTCAAACCTTGGAAAATTCGGATTATCTTTCATTTCCTCTATGATGCGACCAGATATATCATCCCAATGCCATTGCGTAGCCAAGACAATCACGATTGATACCGGGGCGGCCCGGGTCATAAAGTCATTACTGAAACAGTCCCAAGCGTTCCCCCTCTGCTTTTCGCTTTCCGCCTCTGTCCTGCCGGAGCAATAATCGTCCAGGATTCCCAGATGAAAACCGGACCCTGTTAACCCTGACCTTAACCCGGATGCAAATAGCTGCCCGCCTGTTGCTTGCCTATCCTGATCGGTAATATGCCATTCACTTTTTTTGTTGGTTTCTGTTGACAGGCCTACTTCCGGGTAAAGCTTTGCATATTTATCTGATTTGAAAACGTTCCGTCCAAATGCCGCAAACCCTTCCGCTTTTTCCGCAGAGTAACTAACCTGCATGACTTCTTTATCCGGGAACTCCCCCAGGAAGTGAGCCCCCAGGTACCGGGATACCATGTCAGTTTTCCCGGACCGGTGGTGGACATTGATCAGCAGGTAGGTTGATTTTCCGTTCCGGAAGTCTTCGAAGGCCTGGCCGATCCTTTCGCAGATCTTTTCTGTATGGAATCCATGGATAAAAGGATCTTTTTTCCTCCAGGTGTAATCCATGAACTTGATGTGTCGGTTTCTTGCCTTTTCTTTTTTTTCGTCTTCCAGGAGCCGGATTAAGTCTTTTTCTTCACTGAAAGTTAAGGCCATTATTCCTCACGCTTTGCAATGAGTTCTTTTATTCGCTCTTTTCTCTCTTCGGGTGTTTCTTCCGCTTTGACTATTGTTCCAGA